CATCAATCGAATCATAGTTAGTCATGGTATTCATTAAATATCTTTCTGTTGTGTTGGACTATATGATCTTGAATCACTAAATTGTTCAAGAACTCCATTAAATCCAAAATCATCATCTGGTTCTACTAAAAGATCATCTGCAGCAGTTAATACATCAATTGATGCATTTTCAACATGTGTTGCAGAAACACTTTGATAACCACGATTAACAACAATCGTATTTGCATCTACGATTTCTTTAATCTTCATGATTTCTTTATCTATAATAATTCTCATACCAACTGCTAAAGCGGATGTTGCAGTAACATCAAATCGAGTTTTAGTTTTAGATAAGTTTGTTCTCAATACAGTTGTATTATCATCATTATAATCTTTAAGTGCTTGAGGAGTAGCAGAGTATCTTAATTCTCTTCTTGCATTTTCAGTATCAACAGAAGCATGATAATCAACTTGAACTTTCTTGATAAGACCTTCACTAGAATCAGATACAGGACCAAACAGATAAGTCTTAGCAGTAAAGTTGAGTGTGTATATTAATGCTCTTCTTGTTGCAAAATCTCCTTCATAATCATCTTGAAATGATATATTATCCAATACAATGGGAATATCTCTTTTTTCTCCAATTACGTTTACTAGATCTACAGTAACATTAAATGATGGTTGGAAATATGGTAATATTTGTTCTACAATCTGCAATGCATCATCATTTAACTTAACAAGAATATTTAATTCAAATCCAACATTATATGGGACTGGCATGAATACTTTTCTAAGTTTACTACCATCAGTTGCTTTGAATGTCTGTGTTATTCCAGCTTTCCTTGTTGGATCATAAGCAATGTTTGTAGTTTCAAATGACATTCTTGGAAGTGTAATCTGAACTGCTTTATTTAAATCTGCTTGTTGTTCTAATCTTGCTAAGAATTTTTGCATAGGTCCATAAGCAAGAGGAACTCTCATATCACTTGATTCTTGACCTGCACCATCTCGATGACGAATATGAATGTCATTAAAGATTGTACCAAAAGATATTATGGTTTTTCTGAGTATTTCGTGATAGTAATATTGTCCTAACATTAGAATGTACCGAATGGATTACCTTCTGAAAAATCGAGTATATCGTCAGCTTCACTTTCGAGTATATCGTTTGATTCAAAGGTTGTGTCTTGATTTTCTTCATTAAAGAAATCTAAAGCATAATTTGAGAATACAGTAGATCCAACTGAAATTGTGGTTGTAACACCAGTAGTATTTAACGATAATATACTTATGTTAATTTGACCTGCACCAATACTTGTAACAGTTGCTCCTGTTCCTACAACAATAGTTTGTCCAAATTCTACTTGATTTAATTCCTGATTCAATACAATACCTGATGTATTAATACCAGTTATTAATGTTGTTGTAACTCCAATTGTAGCAACAGTTGTTAAACCAACAGTAAAGAATGTTGATTCAGTTGCTTGAATAGTTTCACCAGGAATAAATGCTGCTTGTGTAGTTCCAATACCAACGTTTGATATTTTAAGAATCTTAGTATCAGTATCCCATTCTTTAACTCTTGCTTCAATACCAGAAGACATACCTTTAACAACTTCCCCTCTTTCAAAATTACCAACACCACTAACAAGTGATGGATTTGCAATTGTTACAGTTGGAGCAACAGTATATCCAATACCTGCATTTTTAAGAAGAATATCAGATATTGTATTATCTGCTAGTAGATTTACCTCTGCAGAAGCTGGTGAAGTGCTTGTTCCAACAATTGAAACAGTTGGAGTTGATGCATAACCAACACCATTATTCGTTATGACAAAATCAATAATACCAAAGTTTGACTGTTCAACCGCAGCAGTTGCAGCTGCACCTACTCCACCACCACCTGAAATAGTAACTAACGGTGCCTCTGTATAACCTGCACCTGCATTAGTTAATACTATTCTATCAATTGAAAATAAACCAGCCCTTGTAGTTGTAATAGCAACAGCAGTAGCATCAAAATTACCTGCACCGAATGGAGCAGTTGAAATTGCAACATTTGGAGTGCTTCGATAACCACTACCATCATTGTTCAATATAATTTCACGAATATATCCTTTGTTAAGTGTAGTGAGTTGTGCAGTTGCAGTTGCAGTTGTGCCAGTTCCAATTAATTGTAAGGTTGAAATATATCCAACATCTTCAAGTTGAGAATCAATTATATCAATACCAGTATCAATAACCTCATCCTCATATTCAAAGAGTTCACATTTAAGTTGATATACATAATTTTTCCCTAACTGATAGAAAGGTTCTTCATGTTCTACAAATTTAACTTCAAATAATCTTGCTCCAAGTGGAAAAAATATAATATCTCCTTCACGAGGTCTTGATGCTAACTCATAATCATCGTCTGATTCTAAAAATGGTGATATAAAATCCTCAAATCTTTCTCTTGATATTGTAAGAGTTACTTCATCTCTTAGACTCACACCAAACTTGGTCATAATGTCTCCTTGACCACTATAACCTTCATAGGTATTCAAATATGCTTCAAGTAGAAAGTTATCATCAAAAGCAGATGATTGAACTTCTTTAATTATTGTTTGTTTTCTTACAAATTTTCTCGGTATATAAGTTACTTCAACACCATAAATCTTGAGTTGTTCATTTATTAAACTTTGAACAAGTCTTTGCTCACTTTGAGATCCTTGTAGAAAAAAGGGATTTAATGCCATTGATCATCAACCTATAAAATCAAGAGGAGGTAATTCATACTCAAGCATCATCTTCTCTTTGATTCTCTCTAAATCTCTTTCTGCATCATCATATATTTCTCTCCCATTCAACTCTAATCCACCAGGTAATTTTACACCCCTAAACTTAATTAAATTTTGTCCCCACTGTCTTTTTATCAAAGCAGTTAAGTATAACTTGACGAAGTAATCATTATAAACCTGATTAAATGTTTCAGGATCTAATGCTCTATGACAATCAAGAACTAAAAAATTACCTACTTCTTGAGATCCCCAGTCAATATCCATATACAATCGATCTTGTCTTTGATTAAATCTTATTTGTGCTTCAGGTGTAAGTAAAAAATCAATATCTTCAAGACGAGTTTTTGTCATACTATACTGAAGTAGTTCTACAGAGTTAAAATAATACAAGTCATTTAAAAATAACTGATATTTAATACTGAACATACTGCCAGATATTGAACTACTATCAAATTTAAATATTTTATTTACACCTACAATTGATTCTGGTATCTGTAAAAAATTAGAATTTTCATAAAAATTGGTGGTTGTAGTACCATAACCAGGTATATTTGTAGAAGTAGTTGTAGTTGTAACTATACCAATACCTGTTGTTCCATTAACAGTTTGTTCACCAGAAACTTCTGCACCAATACCTCTGTCAATATCTCCTTGAGTAATTTTATACTTAAGATACATCCTCTCAACACCATCAAAATGTCTCTCATTGAAAAGTTGTATCGCATCATCTACTAAATCATCTACCTGATCATCATCAACGTTAATTTCCAAGACAGGAGCACCTAACTTCCTAAAACAGTAGTCAATTAATTGTTGTTTAGTTGCTGGTTTCGCCATCTTCCTCTTCGATATCTGCTAATAGATTTTCGTATTTTTCTTGCAGTTCCATTTTTTCTGCTAACAATTCTTTTTGAGCATCAAGATTATCTTGTACAATTGTTTGTAATTTTGCTTCAAGAAGAATATTTTGGTTTGTTAATGTAGAAATTTTTTGGTTATAAATTTTAATCAAAGCATTCACATCAACATCATTAGTATTTGTCATAAGTTAGAATGTTCCTCCATCGAGGGTCGTTGTCCATTTGGGTATGCCAGAGGCATCAGTGGTTAACACAAAGTTAGATGTGGTTATACCAGCAGCTGTGCCAGCAGCACCAACCTGTTTACCTGTTGTATCAAAGTAAACAATACCATTTCCAGTAGTATCATAATCACCATTCTGGAAATATATTCCTTTAATATCTAGGAAACCTTTTGTACCACCTACAAGGTTATTTACTATTGTTGCTTCGGGGATATATGTAAAGGATCTTTCTGGTGCATTACTTGCATCACCACCTAAATCGTGATATCCAAAGAAACCTGTCTTTTGGTTTCCAGAACCTGAACTTGTATTATAGCCGAATGCTACACCACGATCAGTGTTCGTATCAACATTTGCAGTAACAGTTAATTGTGTGGTTGTTGCAATACCACCAACTTGAACAGCATTATTAATTGTAACTAATGCTTCACCTAAATCATAAGTTGAAATTGTACTTCCAGATGCTATATTTGTTCCAGAAATACTATCACCCGTATTAATACCAGCAGTTGTATCAAGTTTTATTGTGCTGACACCAGCAAGTGCTGTCATCATAACAGTTCTTGTACTGGTTGTAACACCTAAGTTAATTATTGGATCATTAAGATTAACTGTGAATGAGTCAACTGTTGTAGTTGTACCATCGACTTGTAAGTCACCTTTAACAATAACTGTACCTTCATTACTTAAACCATCTGGATAAGGGTCAATATACAGAAGATTGCCATGTCCTTCTTTAGTTGAAATTATGTTAGATGAAATACCAACACCACCTAATCTTGCATCTAAAGCAGTAAGTGTTCCTCCTGTTTGAAAGATATCACCTTGGAAAGTTGATACACCAGTAACTTTTAAGTTACGGATAGTCATCTCATCAACAAATAAATCATCTGCAATATGAAGATCTCCACCTACAAATAAATCACTAGTAAAAGTACCAATACCTGTGAATGTTGAAACACCAGTAACACCTAAGTTTCCACCTATATTAACACTCTTCTCTATACCTACTCCACCTTCTACTGTAAGAGCACCTGTATCTTTTGTAGCAGAATCAGTCACATCTGCCATAACAATTGCTACACCGTTCTCATAGACCCAATCAGCACCTGTTACATTGATTCTATCATCACCATTCTCATCATATTCTATCTTTGCGTCTTTACTATCACCAAAGGTTAGAAATATATCATCTCCGATGACTACTTCTCCAGCTCCATTAGGTGTAAAGAAAATATCTCCGTCTGTGTTTGTTGATGAAAGTACGTTTGCATCTAAT